AGCATAAGTTTCAACCCACACTAAACAATGGACATTTAACGATATGCAGGTTAAAAAAGATAGAGAAAGCACATCAAAACGCGAATGGCAGAAATGCCCACGCATGGTGGTGTTTATACGAAGGAGCAAATGGTAGTGGATTTCTTGAATTGGTTGATTCGTATGATTTATGCCCTAAAGAAGTTGTTTGCCCCTATGACCCCAAGGATAAACCCCCTAGTGTAAAAGATATGTTAAACGCAATGAAGGAGGCATTTAAATGAGTCAAAAGAAATTTCAAAAAGGCACTAAATTTTCTGAATATGACCTAGACGGAGATGGAATAATTACAGACAAAGAGATTGAACAAGAAGAGAGAATGATCCGTGTTCGTGACATGGATAAGATGGCAGATCAGCAACGCTATATTTGTTGGGTTTCATCTATTACATCCATAGGGTTAATATTACTTGCCATGTCTCCTGTTATTCCTGATTCACGAATTGAGATGGTAACGGCTCTTTTAAGCACTTATGTTGTAGCAAACCTTGGAATTGTTTCAGTATTTATGGGTGCTACTGCTTGGACACGAGCAAAAGAGAATGGAAAAGGTTAACGATAAACCCCAAAAGCTTAACTTTCAATCAATAGCATTGGGAGTTTATCTCTTTATATGTTTGTTTGATTTTGTTCTTGTTCCTGTATGGTACGGAGTAAATAGACCAGAAATATCAAGTTTTATAGCTACAATGAACACGATGGAAAATACGCAACTTCAAATGGAATTAATGAGAAAAATGACAGATCATCATAGTCCATATACCTTGATGGGTGGGGGCTTGTTTCATTTATCGTTTGGAGCCATACTAACAGGTAGTGTATTAAATAAGAAAAATAAGGAAGAGTGATGTACGAATATGCAGTAAAAGAAATAGTTAAAATTATTGATGGCGACACCGTTGATATTGTGATAGACTTGGGGTTTGACCTTTCTAAAAAAGAACGTGTTCGTCTCGCTGGTATAGACACTCCCGAGAGTAGAACTAGGGACTCTGAAGAAAAAGTTTTTGGACTTGAAGCTAAGGCTTATCTTACTGAAAGGCTAAAAGGAGCCGAGAATCTTGTCGTTAGAACAGAAAAAGACGGAAAATATGGTAGAATGTTAGGTTGGTTCTATAGTCATCGGTCTGAAGACAGTATAAATAACGAAATGATTGAAAAAGGTTACGCTTGGGAGTATGATGGCGGTAAGAAGGAAAAAAACCTACAAGATCTATTAGATGTTAGAGGAGTTCCAGTGTGAGTGTGTTAACAAGTTTAGTTGGTCCAGTAACAGGTCTTCTTGATAAGTTTATTGAGGACAAAGACCAAAAAGCGGCTTTGGCTCACGAAATAGCAACTATGGGCCAGAAACACGCTCAGGAGGCTATGCTTGCTCAGTTAGAGATAAATAAGGCAGAGGCGGCTTCAGGATCGTTGTTTAAGGGCGGTTGGAGACCCTTTGTGGGATGGGTATGTGCTGTAGCTTTCGCCTATCATTTTGTGCTTCAGCCGTTATTGATATTTGTTTTTGCCTATGTTGGGTTAGAAACGCCTGATTTACCAAAATTTGATGTGGGTACGTTGCTTCCTGTTTTGGGCGGTATGCTCGGAATCGGAGGCTTGCGTAGCTATGAAAAGACAAAGGGTTTGACAAAGTAATGGCTAGAAAACGAGACAAACAACCACCTAAAACTAAAAAGTATTTTAGATCTACTAAAAGTGGAGCGGGTATGACTAAAGCTGGTGTTGCTCGTTATAGAAGAGAAAATCCAGGGTCTAAACTAAAAACGGCTGTAACTGGTAAGGTAAAGAAGGGCAGTAAGGATGCTAAAAGACGTAAATCATTTTGTGCAAGAAGTGCCGGTCAGATGAAAAAGTTTCCAAAAGCTGCAAAAGATCCTAATAGTAGATTACGACAAGCAAGAAGAAGATGGAGGTGCTAAATGGCTATGACTCGTTCTCAGATGAAAGAACAAATTTCTAAACCCCCTGGTAAGATACCAAGAGGGTTGACCTATTATAAGACAGGTGGCTCTGCAAAGAGTAGAGGTAGTAAGATATGCCCTGCTGGTAAGGCTTGGGCTAAAAGAACTTTTGATACATATCCATCAGCATATGCTAATATGGCTGCTTCTAAATATTGCAAAGACCCCAACTACGCTAAAGGGGCTAAAGGAAAGAAGAAGAAAAAATAATGCTCAGTAAATCAAAAAAAGCTAAAGTAAAAAAAGTTATTAAAGGGCTTAATAAAGCTTCTAAAACTCATGCTGGTCAAGCAAAAACTTTAAAGGGTGTTCTTAAATCTAAACAGAAGAAAAAGTAATGGGTGCATTAAAAGATTGGGTAAAACAGGATTGGGTTCGCATAGGCACTGATGGTAAGATCAAGGGCAAGTGTGGTACGTCTAAAGACAAGAAGAACCCAGACAGGTGTTTGCCTAGAGCAAAAGCTAATAAACTTACTCAGGCACAAAGAGCCGCCACAGCAAAGAAAAAGAAGGCTGCTGGATCTAAGGGCAAGACAGTCGTAGCTAATACACCGTCAGCTAAGGTTAGTTTTAAGGCAAAAAATGGTGGTGTGGTGCCGTCACCTCCAAAAAGAAAGTTTCGAGGCAAGAAGTCTGGAAAAGGTGTAGTGGCCAAAGGATGTGGTATCGTTATGCCTGAAAGAAGAAAACGCACAAAAGGTGCTGTAACACAGTTTTATTAAGGGAGAAAAGGATGGCATTTAGCTTATCGAGTAGAAGTTTAGCAAAGTTAGAGGGTGTAAAACCTGAGTTAGTTGAGGTTGTAAAAAAGGCCATTGAACTGACAAAAACCGATTTTGGATGCATATATGGCCTCCGAACCCAAGAAGAACAGCAAAAACTGTTTGATGCCGGAAAATCACAAACACTTAAAAGTAAGCATTTAACCGGTGATGCAGTAGACCTTATGGCTTATGTAGACGGTAAAGCAAGCTGGGAACTGAATTTGTATGATGATCTAGCTGATGCTATGCAAGAAGCTGCTGTAAAAGTAGGTGTTCCCATAAGATGGGGAGCTAGTTGGCACATTGATGATATTAGGGGGTGGGAAAATTCCATGGAAGATGCTATGATGGCATATATTGATTTACGCAGATCGCAAGGCAGACGGCCTTTCATAGATGGTCCACATTTTGAATTAAATTAAGGAGATAAGATATGGCTAATAAAGATTCCATGGAAAATATTAAGGTTATTAATCCTGATACAGCTTTTGAAGAAGCTTTTAAAAGAGGTCTAAAAGACCCTGAGGGATTAATGTATATGTATACTAAAGACGGAAAACATTTTTTTAAAGATTCACAAACAAGAAAATATAAAAGTTATAAAGCTGGAGGTCAAAGTTTAACTGACTTGAGTGGAGACGGTAAAATTACGCAGAAAGATGTTCTCATAGGTAGAGGGGTTTTGCCTAAACCTAAGAAAGCTGTAACAGGAGGGCAACAGCGTGGCACGAGGGCTGCTGTTTCTGGTACAGGATTTAGTGGATTATACTAATGGCTGAGAAAAAGAAAAAAAAATCAATCAAACCTGAAGTAATAAAACCTGAAGATTCGTTTGACAAACAATTTGGTGATCCTTTTAAAAAGTTTACCAAAGCTATTGATGAAGCTGGATTTAACACAGGTTTAAAATCATATAAAAGCAGATTTAGAGGCATGTTTTGAGTAAGCAACAAAAAGCACAACAGAAACAGTTAAAGGGACAACTAAGTCTTTTATTTGATAAATTAAGTCCTAGAGGCTTGAGAAAAATGAAGAAAAAGCATAGTAGAACAGCCACCGGATTTAACCGTGGTGGACAATTTAAGGGTACTTTTTAAAAATGGATGTTGTAACATATGCACAACATATGTATAAGGTTTTAGAAGAGCGTGAAGAACAACTAAAAGACGCTCTTGCTAGTGACTCTCCCAAAGATTGGGAGCAGTATAAAATGATGGTAGGTGAGATACGGGGCATCGCCTTTGCCAGAATGGAATTTAAAGCCCTGCTGGAGAAAAACGCTGACGATGCAGAAAACATTATACGTTCCTGACTATATAGCGCAGAAAAAGAAAGCAGAAAAAGAAGATAAAGCCGAACAGGCTAATGTCGAAAAAGCTTACATTGATGCGAAATCAAAAGTCTTAGATCCCTCCCTTCTTGAAAAAACCTTGTTAGAAAGATTACCACAACCAACTGGTTGGCGTATTCTTGTCATGCCTTACCAAGGAAAAGTAAAGACAGATGGAGGGTTAATAGTTCCTGATCAAGTAAGAGAACGAGAAGCACTAGCTACAGTCGTAGCTTATGTTTTACGAGTAGGTCCTATGGCATACAAAGACCCAGACAAGTTTGGGCAAGATGCCGAACCGTGGTGTAAAGAAGGCCAATGGGTGTGTATAGGACGCTATGCCGGTTCTCGTTTTAGGATTGAGGGTGGTGAAGTTCGGATTCTAAATGATGATGAGATCATTGCAACAATCCTTGAGCCAGATGATATTTACCATATATAGGAGATGTTATGATTGATAAGGAAGAAACAAAAGTCGAAACTGAAGCTCCCGAAGAAGGGAAAACTGTAGAGATAGAAATTGAAGAGCAGAAGGCTGAAGAGTCTCCTAAACAGGAGGCGACAGAAGAGCAGTCCCAAGCAGAAGAGATCGATAATTATAGTAAGGGTGTGCAAGAGCGCATAAAAAAGCTTACCCAGAAGTATCGTCAAGAAGAGCGAGATAGAGAAGAAGCGCAACGTCTATCTCAAAAACTTCTTGAAGAAAACAAGGATCTCAAAAGCAGAATGAAGAATCTCGATCAGGGTTACCTGATGGAGTATGGCACACGCTTAGAGAGTCAAGAGGATCAGGCAAAGCGTCTGTACAAAGAGGCTCATGAAGCTGGTGACACCGATAAGATGGTTGAAGCCCAGCAAGCTTTAGCAAAAATCGCTATTGAACAAGAACGATATAGGATGGCTAAGGGAGAGACTGAACAACAGGAAAAGCAAGAAACTGCACAAGCAGAAGCTCCAAAACAGCCTCAAGCACAGCCTCAACCTGCTAAAGTTTCTGAAAAAGCGAAGTCTTGGGCAGAAAAAAATGAGTGGTTTGGGTCAGATAATACAATGACTTACGCTGCTTTTGGTATTCACAAACGTATGGTCGAAGAAGAAGGGTTTGACCCAGAAAGCGATGAGTACTATAGTGAGATCGATAAACGTATGCAGGAAGAGTTTCCTCATAAGTTTAATCGTAAGAGTAACGGGAATGGAGCACAGGTCGCCCCTGCTGCTGCTTCGGCTTCTCGCAACACAAAACAGGGACGCAGGTCGGTCAAACTCACGCCATCACAAATTGCGATGGCTAAAAGGTTGAATGTTCCGCTTGAAGAATACGCTAGGTATGTAAAGGATTAGAGATGACAGACAGAAAACCAAGGAACCAGAATACTCGTGAGACTACCTCACGCAGAAAACCATGGGCACCACCAAGCCGCCTACAGGCACCAGATGCTCCTGATGGATACGTGCATCGATGGATACGAACTGAAGTAAGAGGTGAAGACGACAAAACTAATGTCTACACCAGACTACAGGAGGGGTGGGAACCCGTCCGTTCAGATGAGTACCCAGACATGGATGTACCCACCATTGAAGATGGTAAATATGCAGGAATGATTGGTACAGGAGGACTGATGTTAGCCCGTATACCTGAAGAGACAGTACATGAAAGAGCCGAGTATTTCGGGACCCGGACCCGCCAACAAATGCAAGCTGTGGATTCTGACTTAATGAAGGAGCAACATCCTTCTATGCCTATAACCAATGATAGGCAGAGTCGTGTAACCTTTGGAGGCTCACAAGGAGACTCCAGTAAATGAAACCTTTTTTGAAGGAGCTATAATATGGCAAATGCTAATGGAGCTTTCGGTCTTAGACCGTATGGTAAGCTTGGTTCAAGCACCAACTCTACTGGTTTGACAGAATATCGCATAGCCTCCGATAACTCTAATCCTATTTTTCAGGGCATGGCAGTGATTCCACTCGCTGCTGGTGTTATAGACGATCTACAAGCTGCTGCTGGTGGAACCGTCTCTATTGTTGGAGTGTTCAACGGCTGTGAATATGTATCGTCAACCACTGGTGAGAAAGTATTCTCAAACTACTGGCCTGGTTCTGGGGCAGATTCTAATCATCCTGTAAAAGCTTTTTTATATGATGATCCAAACCAACTATTTACTATTGCAACGTCTAATGTTGTATCTGGTCAAAACACTGAGGCTGAAGTTAGAACCTCTGTTTTTGCAAATATACAGATGGCAACTGGTAATAGTGGATCAACAACCACAGGTATGTCCTCCGCTACAGCGGATTTAAATACCGTAGCAACCACCAACTCGCATGCGTTGAGAATTATGGGTATCTTGGATGACCCAGAAAACTCAGATTTCACTGCGGCTGGTATTCCATTAATCGTTCGTATAAACAACCACTTCAATGCACCTACTGGGTCCATTGCACAGGGTACTGTTTCTACGACAGGCGTATAAGGAGTTTAAAAAATGGCAATTTCTAGAGCGCAACTCTCTAAAGAACTCGAGCCAGGTCTTAACGCCCTGTTCGGTATGGAGTATAACCGCTACGAAAACCAACACGCAGAGATTTACACTACTGAGTCTTCAGATCGTGCATTTGAAGAAGAAGTAATGCTCTCTGGTTTTGGGGCGGCACCAACCAAATTTGAAGGTTCAGCGGTATCATTTGATGATGCTGTAGAAGCTTTCACTGCTAGGTACAATCACGAGACTATAGCACTAGCCTTCTCAATTACTGAGGAAGCTGTAGAAGATAATCTGTATGACAGACTTTCTTCTCGTTATACTCGTGCTCTTGCACGATCCATGGCACACACAAAGCAAGTTAAGGCAGCTGCTGTTCTTAACAACGCTTTTGACTCCACGGTGACAGGCGGTGATGGTAAGGAACTTTGTGCAACCGATCACCCGTTGACAAACGGTGGTACGTTGAGGAACGAACCTTCAACAGCTGCAGATTTAAATGAGACTTCTCTTGAGAATGCTCTCATTGATATCGCTGGTTACACTGACGAAAGAGGCTTGAAAGTCGCAATGCGAGGCATGAAGCTTATTATTCCTCGTCAGTTACAGTTTGTGGCAGACAGATTGATGTCTTCAACACTACGACCAGGAACAGCGGATAATGACGTAAATGCTCATCAGAACATGGGTATGTTGCCAAGTGGTTATGCAGTCAATGACTTCTTAACTGACACTGATGCATTCTTCGTTATGACTGATGCTCCAAGAGGTTTCTTACATTTTGAAAGAACACCTCTCTCAACAAATATGGAAGCTGATTTCGATACAGGAAACATGAGGTTTAAGGCTCGTGAGCGTTATTCTTTTGGTTTCTCTGATCCTCGTTGCGTATACGGTTCACCCGGAGCGTAAGAGTGTAAATTAAGTATCTTATAGAGGGCGGCTAAAGTCGCCCTTTATTTTTTGTAAATACTTGTTATAATGCATCATCCCTGACAGTCACATGGTGTGACTGACATAGCCAGACAGGAGGTTTATCATGGCTAATACAACATTTAAAGGAACACTTCGTTCTGAAGGTGGCTATTCATCAATAGCTACGAACAGCACTACAGGTGCAGAAACAACACAAATGTCCATTTCTACGGCTGGTTTTACGTCTTTGGATGCTAATACAATGGCAACTGAGGCTGGTGCCGGTATCACTGGTGGCACAGGAACTATCTATAGAAGTTCTGTTATAAGAGAAGGTGGAATAATAAAGACTAGCATTCTCATCGATCTCACAGGATTGAGGTCAACTGCTTCTGGTGATATTATCGGTGTTAATGGCACTTCAGACGTATGTCACATCGGACAGGTTACTGCTGCAAGAAATGGAACAATACTAGCTGGTCGTATGACTTGTCTTGAAGCTCCAGCGGGTGGTGATCCAGATATCAACGTGCACTCAGCAACAGAGGGCACAGGTGTTGAAGATGGAGCCATAGGTGACTTGACAGAGACTTTATTGCTTAATAATGGAGACTCCACATTAGGTAAAGTAGGAGTATTTGCCGCTGTGCCTGCCGCTGATGAGTTTTTATACTTAACATTAGGTGCCACGACAGATGCTGATTACACAGCAGGTAAGTTGCTTATTGAGTTGTTTGGATACGAGGCTTAATATAGGGGGAGAAATCCCCCTTTTTACAAGGAGATTTAGATGGCTGATACAGTAACGAGTCAAACTATACAGGACGGTGTTAAAGTAGCCGTCATGAAATTTACCAATGTTAGTGATGGAAGTGGAGAGAGCGCAGTTACAAAGGTTGACGTTAGTGCCTTAGGATCTGGTGCAGATGGTTCTACATGTACAGGAGTTGCCATACAAAAAATATGGTGGCAGTGCATTGGTATGAAAGTAAATATTCTCTTTGATGCTACTAGTGATGTTCTTGCCATGCAATTAGGTGAGAATCAGTCTGGGCACCACGACTATTCTTCTTTTGGTGGTCTTACAAACAACGCTGGTAGTGGAAAGACAGGAGACATACAATTTACAACCGTGGGGCACTCTAGTGGCGATACATATAGTATAGTTTTAGAGTTGCGAAAAGAATATGGGTAGGTTGTTCATGGCTTGGTATAAACTTATCTCTTATAGGTTTAAAACTCCCAAAATGTCTAATATTTTTGGTGTAAAAGAAAAAGTTCGTGCTAGAGATGATAAAGGACATTTTGTGGCTGACGATCCAAATACTCCAGAGAATGAAGCATGGGAAGAAAAACCTAAACCAAAGGGGAAAAAAAGAGGTCCTTATAAAAAGAGAGCGAAGAAAAAATGACAACTTCGAGTTCTAGAGACTTTGATATAGACGTAGCAGAGATTATAGAAGAAGCTTATGAGCGTTGTGGCTTAGAGATTAGAACTGGCTATGATGCTAAAACAGCAAGACGATCTATGAATCTCATGTTTGCTGATTGGGCTAACAGAGGGTTAAATCTTTGGACGGTGACACAAACGACTTTATCTATGGTATCTGGAACTGCTTCTTATACTTTGACTTCAAACTATACAGATCTTTTAGAGGTAGTCATTAGGAACAGTAGTAATGTAGACACTACGCTTACTAAAATGTCTAGAAGTGAGTATCTTTCCATACCTAATAAAACGAGTTCTGGAAGACCTACACAATTCTTTTATGATAGACAAGTAACTCCTACAATAACCCTGTGGCCAACTCCTAATAGTGCTAGTGATACCTTGGTGTATTATTACGTAAATAGAATACAAGATGTGGATACTTTACAAAATACCACCGATGCTCCTTTTAGGTTTTTACCATGCATGGTTGCTGGGCTTGCTTATTATGTAGCGATAAAGAAAGCTCCAGAGAGAGTTCAAATGTTGAAATCCATATATGAAGAGGAGTTCCAAAGAGCTGCAGACGAGGATGAAGATAGAGTTTCTCTTAAACTTCAACCTAGTGTAGACTATATGAGGATGTAATGGCTAGGTTTGCTAGAGGTAAACACGCTTATGGAATCTCAGATAGATCTGGATTTAGATATAGACTTAGAGATATGCGCCTTGAATGGAATGGTTCTCTTGTTGGAAAAGATGAGTTTGAAGCAAAACATCCACAACTAGAACCAAAAAGAGTTTTTGCAGATGCTCAAGCATTAAGAAATGCCCGACCAGATAGTAATAATATTTTCAACATAGATGTCACTTTTCCTGTATTTAATCTCAATACATTAGTTTTTGAATCAAATATACCACAAATGACGGGATCTATAGGCACTGTTACTTTTGGTGGTGCTGTAACAACTGGCACTAGCATATCAGTGACTGCCTCTGGAGTTGAAGGCACCACAGCCGTGGGTGATGAGACAGCTTCAGGAACAACAGGGCTTGCGGCAACTTATACAGTAACTGTGGCATCTTATTACGGTTCAAATAAGTATTACATCGATAGTTCTAGACAGGCCACAGTTAACTTATCTGAAGGGAGCACTTACAGGTTTGACCAATCTGATTCGTCTAATTCTGGTCATCCTTTGCGGTTCTCAACAACATCTGATGGTACGCATGCAAGTGGGTCAGAATATACAACAGGAGTAACCACCAATGGCACTCCTGGTAGCAGTGGAGCTTATACACAAATAACCGTTGCTTCAGGTGCTCCAACTCTTTATTACTATTGTACAAACCATTCAGGAATGGGAGGCACAGCGAACACACCATGAGTTTTACATATTCAGGACTAAAAACAGCAATACAAAATTATACGGACAACTCAGAGACTACCTTTGTTGCCACTCTTGATACATTTATAAAGACGGCAGAAGAGAGGATATTTAAATCTGTAGACTTAGAATTGTTTAGAAAAAACGCTACGGCATCTATGACCTCTGGTAATCAGTATTTAGCTATGCCTAGCGACTACCTTGCGTCTTTTAGTATATCTATTACAAATTCTAGTTCTAAAGAATTTTTATTACAAAAAGACGTTAATTATATTCAAGAGTATAACCCTAATTCTTCAAACACAGGGGTTCCAAAGTATTACGCTATTTTTGATAATTCAAACTTTATAATAGCTCCGACACCCAATGCTGCTTATGTTACTGAGGTTCATTACTATTATAGACCCACAAGTTTAACTGCCGGAAGTGATAGTGGCACTACTTGGTTGAGCACTAATGCCCCAAATGCTTTGTTGTATGGAGCTTTAATGGAGGCATATATTTTTATGAAAGGGGAGGCTGACGTTTTGAAAATGTATAATGACAGATATTCTGAGTCTTTATTAAGACTCAAAGAATTTGCTGAAGCAAGAGAGAATGCAGACGCATACAGAAGGGGTTTGCCACAAAGGCCAAGAACATGAGGGTAGCTATAGTTGGATTAGGAGGTAGTTACGCAGATTTTGTTGCTGCTAGAATACGTTCAGAAAAGTTTGATGAGGTATGGGGAATAAATTGTATAGGGGCCATAATTCATGTGGATAAGACTTTTATGATGGACCCAGTATCGAGATTTCTTGATACAGATAATGCAGGTCTACAAACAGGTATTGCTAATGAATTTCTTAAAAAGAATAAAAAACCTATCTACACTTGTGAACTTGATAAAAGAGTCAAGACTCTCAAACTATATCCACTCGAAGAGGTCATTAAATCTACCAATCTTTGTTATTTTAACAACACTGTACCTTACGCTATTGCTTTTGCTATATACAGTGGTGTCACTTCTATTTGTCTTTACGGAATAGATTACACCTATAAAGATAATTTATACATGGCAGAATCTGGCAGAGCTTGCACAGAGTTCTGGTGTGCAACAGCAGTTTCAAAAGGTATTAAAGTAGAAGTTGCAAATAGATCTGGCTTATTAGATACTAATGTGCCTGATGATGAAAAGCTGTATGGTTATCATAGACTAGAAGACCCTCTTGTACAGAAGTTAGATCAGACAGGACTGTTGATAACAAAGCAATCAGAGATCGCTCCACCAGAACCTATAGACAATAAACCTATACTTTTTGGAAGACATGATATACAAAAACTAAACGGGGTTGATAATCATGTTTCAAGTTAATGTTGCAGATATAGGAAGTGTAAAAGTAAATACATCAGAAAATGGTGGTTTTTCTAGTGACCAAATCGCAGATATGGCTACAGATAAGATAGTATATGTAGCAGACAACGCCCCACCTGCTATACAAGAACAAGCTCGTGTTTTTGCGGATCGTGTAAGAAATTTATTAAGAGGATATGTTGATTTGGCAAAAAGAGAAGAACGTGCTACAATTATTCAAGTAATTGAACAAACTGGTAATAAAGAACTCGCAAATATCATAAGGAGGCTATAATGGCGATTACTCAAGCGATGTGTACATCTTTTAAACAAGAATTGATGTTAGGCACACATAACTTTGCAACAAATGGCAATGCTTTTAAGCTTGCTTTATACGCAGAAGGTGGTGGTGGAAAGTCTTCTACGACTGCCACATTAGGAGCTACAACCACTGCATATACCACAACAGGAGAGGTTGCTAATAGCGGATCATACACTGCTGGAGGAGGAGCACTTACGAAAGTTGCACCTACAACTTCAGGAACCACTGCATTTACAGATTTTGCAGATATAAGTTTTACAACTGCTACCATAACTGCAATGGGTGCATTAATATACAACGATACTAACAGTGATAAGGCAGTAGCGGTGTTAGACTTTACAAGTAACAAAACTTCTACATCTGGTACATTTACTGTAACATTTCCAACGGCTGATGCTTCAAACGCTATTATAAGGATTGCATAATGGCTTTAGTTATTGCTGATCGTGTAAGAGAGACTACGACTACTACTGGCACAGGAACTTATACTCTTGCTGGTGCGGTTACTAGCTTTGAAAGTTTTGGCTCTATTGGCAATACCAACACAACATATTATTGTTGCACCGATGGAACTGACTTTGAGGTTGGCATTGGTACATATGCCTCTAGTGGCACTACTTTAGCTAGGACTACAATTTTACAGTCTAGTAATAGTGATAGTGCCGTAAACTGGAGTGCTGGCACAAGACAGATATTCTGTACGTTACCTGCTGAAAAAGCCGTAGTTGAGGATGCAAGCAATAATGTGGCTATTGCTGGAGTTTTGACCTCTACAGGATTAACAATAGGAAGTGCGGCTATCACAGAGGCTGAGTTAGAGATATTGGATGGAGCCAGTGTTACCACAACAGAATTAAATATTATTGATGGTGATACATCTGCTACGTCAACAACATTAGCAGATGCAGATAGATTAGTAGCAAATGATGCAGGAACAATGAAACAAGTAGCTTTAACAGATGTAAAAACGTATCTGACCAGTGCAGGGTTTACCACAGACGACCCGACCGCACTTGCGATAGCCCTTGGGTAGTTAGGAGTATGACATGGCTAATACCTTCAAAGTTGTAAGTTTTGCGGCAGAGCCAAATGCTGCTGGAACTCCATATACGGTCTATACTGCTGCAAGCAGTACCACCACAGTAGTAATTGGTCTGATACTCACGAATATACACACTTCTCAGGTTACAGCAGAAGTGGAACTTGTGAGTGATACCGCTAATAGAGGTGGTGCAAATAATGTAACAAACGGCACTTCTTTCCTAGCAAAAGATGTACCCATACCTGCTGGATCATCATTAGAACTATTGTCTGGAGGTAAAGTTATTCTGGAGACTACAGATGCTATTAGGATCGACTGTTCCGTAGCTGATAAACTGTCAGGAACCTTGAGTATTATGGAGATTACTTGATGCCTTATATTGGTAATGAACCAGCCGCAAACTTTCAAACACCTCCAGCCGTAGTCCGTTT